ACGATTTTACTTAAGAGACCCATTTAATCGGCTGGCTGAAAAAACACTAAAAAGATTTCTTAAGGAAGAAATGAGGATATTTATGTCATGATTGCTGATAACTTTACTGATTGGCTGGAATTAAAAGGATTTGGTACAGTTGGAACAAATCTATTTGATAATTTTCAACCAGATTCTCCAGATAACTTAATATCTACATATGATGTAAATGCTCCGGCTATTTCTGAATCAAGTTCTTTATCTGTTGACCAATTTGCAATACAGATTATTGTTAGAAATACGGCCAAGGCAAAAGCAAAAGAAAATTTAATTAGCATACATAAGAAATTTATGGGATTTAGTGGTAGACTTGTTGATGGTGGCGAATTGATAAGCATGGTATTCAATGATACTCCACCATATTCTATAGGAAAAGACGAGCATGGACGGCATGAGTATAGTGCATTTTATAGATTTAGGGTAGTGTCAAATGCAAGTGATAATGATTATAGGTTATAAGAAATGAGGTGAAATCTTGATTAAGAAAAAGAAATTTATTAAATTATTAGCTAATATGTTATTATTTCCTATTGTTCCTGTGTTATTTGCAGGTGACAACGTTGATAATGAAGTAAAATTTGGTGGAACTCAGGTGACAGTTGATAATGAAGTAGTTGCAAAGGTTACTAGTTTTAATAGAAATGTATCAGTTAAAGAAGAAAATATTACAGGTAGTGAAGACATAGTTCCTGGAACTGATGTATTGCATGAAATGTTTACAGCAATAAGTATTTCTGAAACAGCGAATGTTGAAGGTATTGCAATTGAATCAGCTGCTAATGGCTTAGATGATGGACAAAGTGAGCTTAACGATGCTGTTGAATCTGGTAAAGTTATAACAATGAGAGCTGTAAAAAATACTGGATATGGATGGAGTCTAAACGGGTTCTTTTCTTCGTATGACGAAAGTGCAGATACATCAGGAGTATTTAAATATAAAGGAGCTTTCAGGGTTAATGCTAAGACTGCAATAACACCAGGAAGCTAAATAAGATTAGGAGTAATTAGAAGTATGAATAATGATGAAAGAATAAAATATCTTGATGAAAAACATAGAGAAATATCTGATAAGCAAGAGAAATCATTATATATTGATTTTGATGAAGCTATAAAAGATAAGCAAAAAGAAGGTAAATGTATTACTATAAAAATAATGGGTAAAGAATACAAAATTCCTTCTGAGATGCCTTTTAATTTCTCTACGTTTTACATGAGATATTGTTACAAAAAAGTAGGAAGTAAATATGCTATGGTAATACCTGATGGTAAATTATTGGATATGCTCGAATTGATGTTACCAAACAACCTTTTTAACGATTTATGCAGAAACAGAAAATTTCAAATATCTCAAGATGATATTAATGATTTAATTATTAAAATCATGAAGATATGGGGACATGGTATAAATCCAGAAAAGGCAAAAGAACTGGAAAAAAAAATGTTGAGCCAAGGATAATTATTTGGGCATGGGGAAGCCTTGAAGCTGATTTTTTAAGATTTTATAAAATTAATTTAAATCATGCACATAAAAATAATTTAATTTCTTGGAGAAGATTTTTAGTTTTAGTCCGAGAATTGCCGGAGACATCGGCATATTATAGGTTTTTACAAAATAAAGAAAATAGAAATTTTGTAAATATGGATGATGATTATATTTTTGATAATATGAATAAAGTGAAGGTGTAAAAATGTTTGTAGTTGGTGAAGTTGTTGCTCCAATTAATGCAGATACAAGACCATTCCAGAGAGGTTTAAATAGTGCCCATTCAATGGGTTCTACTTTTATTACAAGAATTGGATCGACGTTTCAATCTTTTGGGAGAACAATGGCTAATTTTGGAGCTAATTTAACTAAATATGTTACTGTCCCTTTAGCTGGCGCTGCTGTTGCTGTATTTAAATTTGGGAAAGATTTTGAAGCAGAATTATCTAAAGTTGTAGGCCTGGTTGGAGTATCTAGAGACCAGGTCGATGCTTGGGGCAAAGACATATTAGAATTAGCTCCTGAACTTGGTAAAGCTCCTCGAGAACTAGCAGATGCTTTGTTTTTTGTAACGTCAGCTGGTATAAGAGGAGCAGAAGCTATGGAAGTTTTGGAAATGGCAGGTAAAGCTTCTGCTGCTGGATTAGGTGAAACTAAAACTATAGCTGATTTAGTCACATCTGCAATGAATGCTTATGGAAAAGAAAATTTGTCAGCTGCACAAGCTACTGACATAGTTACTGCTGCTGTTAGAGAAGGTAAGGCCGAAGCAGCAGAATTAGCTGCAACAATGGGAGCTGTTTTGCCTTTAGCCTCTGAAATGGGAGTAACTTTTGACCAGGTTGCAGCTACACAAGCAGCAATGACAAAAACTGGTACAGATGCAGCCGAAGCAGCTACCCAATTAAAAGGAATTATGGCCGGATTAATAAAACCATCAAAACAAGCAGAAGATCAGCTATCAAAAATGGGAACATCATCTTCTGACTTAAGAAAAAAGATTAGAGAAGAAGGTTTATTAAGTGCTTTAATGGAGCTTAAGGAATTAACAAATAAATACGGCGAAGAGGCAATGGCAAGAGTATTCCCTAATATTAGGGCACTTATGGGTGTTCTTGATTTGATGGGCTCTAATCTTGATTCTAACATTGAGACATTTGATAAAGTTGCTAATTCAACAGGAATTTTGGATGATGCTTTTGAAGCTGCAAGTGAAACAGTTGACTTTAAATGGAACCAATCATTAGCTCAATTACAATCAACTGCTATAAAAGTTTTTGATGTTATAAAAGCTTTCTTAATACCAGTATTTGAAAAATTAAATGATATTATGAAATTCATTGGTGATAAATTTTCTAAAATGCCAGGATGGGCACAAAAAGCAATACTTGGATTTTTAGGTATTGCTGGAATAGTTGGCCCAGCAATAGGAGGATTAGGTGTAATTATTGGAACTATCGCAGGTGTTATTGCTGCTGTTGGAGCTGCATTTACTACATTAAGTGGTGTTATTGCTGCTGTTGGATTGCCTGCATTAGGTGCTATAGCTGCTGTAATTCCTATCATAGTTGTGTATTTTGGTGCAATAATTGGCGTAATAGCTTCTGTTATAGCATCATTTGTAAATTTATATAGGAATAATGAGGAATTTAGAGAAAAAGTTATTAGTACATGGAATAAAATAAAAGATGCAGCAAAAGAAATATTTGCAGAATTAAAAGATACATTTTTCTTTATATTAGATAAAATCAAAGAATTTTGGGCTGAGCACGGCGATGAAATAATGAAAATAGCTGAAAATACTTGGTATATTATATTAGGAATTATAGAAAATGTAGTTTACTTAATAAGAGATACAATAAAAGTCGTTTGTGATTTAATAGAAGGAGATTGGGAAAGCGCATGGGAAGGAATAAAAGATATAGTATCTAAAGTTTTAGATAAAATTATAACTATATCAGCTGGACTTCTTGATGTTTTAAAAACAAAAATTTCTGAAAAGCTTGATGATATAAAAAATTCAATTAAAGAAAAATTAAATGAATGGCGAGAATCATTTAGAGAATTTATTTTAAATTTGCCAGATACAATAAAAAATGGGTTAAATACATTAAAAGAAAACTTTAATAGAAAACTAATAGAAATAAAATTAAATATTAATAATGAATTAGCTGAATGGAAAATATTAATACTTGATTGGTTTGAAGAACTACCAAACAATATTGTTAATGCTTTAATTGGATGGAAAGAAGCTATTGTAAAATGGATGGAAGAACAAAATGAAGAAAATAAAAGACAATTTTCAGAATGGGCAAATTCTATAAGAACATGGTTTGATGAAACAAGAGAAAAAATTAAAACTAAATTTTCAGAGTGGGGAGAATCTATAAGAACATGGTTTGCTGAAGCTCCAGAAAAAATTAAAACAGGACTAGCTAAATGGTGGGAAACTATGCAAACATGGTTTATCAACACTAAAGAAAAGATAAAAGAAAAGCTTGAAGGTTGGTGGCAGAGTATAAAAAATTGGTTTTCTAATCTTGCTAATAAAAAAGAAATTAAAAATGCTGGTAAAAATATGATAAAAAAATTATCTGATGGAACAAAAGACCAGAAAGATGATTTTTCAGAAAAATTAGGTAAATTAATAGTTGATGTTGCGTCGTTCGCTTTACAATTCGCTTTTATTGCATTATTATCAACGGGAAGAGAGATAATAAAACGTATTTTAAAAGGAATTAAATCTATAAACCTAAAACAAGCTGGTAAAAATTTAATTGATGATTTAATTGCTGGAATCAATTCTAAATTAGGAGAACTTGGGCAAGCAGCTTCAAGAGCTGCACAAAAAGTTAGAAATTTTTTCCCATTTTCACCAGCTAAAGAAGGTCCATTAATGGATTTAGATAAAGTTGATTTTGCTGGCCCTATCAAAATGAGTTTAGATAAAGCTGCTGCGGTTATAGATGACAGCTTTTTAAATAATTTAAATCTTGATGTTGCTGGAATAGGTGGAGGAGTTACAACAAACAATAATAATAGTGGATTTAATTTTTATGGTGATATGCATTTTGAAGGTGTAAGAGACATGGATGATTTCTTGACAAAAATGAAAAATGTCGTCCAAAAGCAGACAGGAAGGAGATTTTAAATGTCCTATACTGTTAAATTAAAAAATGAATATTTACCACAAAATGTAGTAGTAAAAGATGGTACTCTTAATATTTATATAGATGAAAATGATAAAAAAACTTTGTCTTTTGTTCTTATAGATAGAACCGGAGGAAATGTAAATTATATAACAACAGAATATGAAATCGGAACAAAAATAGAAGTCTACGAAGACAGCAAACTTATATTTGGTGGGCAATTGGATGAATTAAAAAGAAGAAAAATAAATCGTACTTATAAAGCAGCTGATATAGTAGCTGCTGATTGGAATTTCTTGGCCGAAAAAAGATATATTAATGGTATATATTATAAACAACCTATATCAGATATAATAAAAAAAATTATAGATGAATATTTTGCTGATGATAATATTTTGTATAATGACGAAACTATTGATGAGGTTACAAATGAAGTAGCAATAAATTGTAGCTATGCACAAGCTCAGGATGTATTTGACGAATTATCTGATTTAATAGGATACAAATGGAATATAGGCGATAATAAATATTTTTATTTTAAAGAAAGAGGAAATATAACAGGTCCTGATATTGTAGAAGAGCATTCTAATTATTTATTTGAAAGTTTAAGGTATAGTGATAATAGAAACAATTATAGAAATACACAAATATTAAAAAAAGTTAATGCACTTACATCACAGTTAACAGAAAAAGCTACACCAACGCCAGACAGTGATAATGCATTCACAGTTAGATTGCCATTAGATAGTAAACCAGAAATATGGATTACTGATGATATTAACGATTTGAAAAACGATATACCTAATGGGTATTATCAAGTTGACCCTACATATGTTGGTATAGGTGGATTGACAGAGGGATTAGTTTGGTATTATTGGAATAAAGGAAGTAATACAATAAGTAAAGACCCAACTAATGCACCAGACCCAGACCCTACATTTTTTGTAGTTGTAAAATACATTGGTCAATTTCAATTTGATTTAATCAGGGAAGATTATGACGAAATTGTTGATAGAGCTAAAATAGAAGGCGGTTCTGGAATATATGAAAATATAGAAGATGGGTCAAATATAGACGGTGTAAGCGTTGCTGAAAATAAAATTAGTGCATTATTACAAAAATATGCGAAAATAGAAAATGTAATAGAATTCGCATCTTATACTTTAGATATTGATATGAATTCTATTTGTAATATGACATTTTCATCTTTTAATATTGAGAATGAAAGTTATTTGTTAATCAAAAAAATTATAACTAATACAGGTGGAAGATTGCTTTTAAAAAAATATACTTTTATTAGTGGCAATGCTTTTGATGGATGGGTAACATTTTTTAAAAAGTGGTTAGCATCTGCGAAAGATTATACATTAAGAGAATCCGAAGAAGTTATACAGCAAATAAGAAGCAAAGAATTATTTGGCTGGGATGGCACTATAACGTTAGATACATTATTATGTCTTTATCCTGCAAATGATTTATACCCAAACGTAGACCCTAATACAGGTGGTGTTTTATACCCAGGTAGATATACTGACACTGATACATACCATGAAACTTAAGAGGTGTTAAAATTGAAAGTTAAAGAAAAATTAGGCTGGGGAGCAACAATTAAAATAGTCAGCAGCAGAACAGGCCTAACAGTGATTAAAAATAGAATAACAAATGTTTCATTAACTGAAATTGTGAAAGCTTTATACGATGATACTGATTTGGTTATCAAATATGTTGCTTTTGGGACTAGCAACAAGGTATTAGATGATACAGATACAACACTTGACAACGAAATATTTAGAGTCCCTGTAATATCATGGGCTCCTCTCGGTTATGGACAAATGCAATCATTCGCTATAATGAATGGTGACGAACCAGATTATGCCCCATACAATGGAGCTGTTAACATAGAAGAAACTGGCAATAGTATAAGAGAAATTGGCTGGTTTTGTGGGTCAGCAGCAGCGGCTTGGGGAGGTGGAGCTGGTAAAGATACAGGATTAATGTTATCTAGAATTTTACTTACAAAAAATAAACAATTTGGGGAAGAATACCAGATTACAAGAGTTGACCAGATAGATAGGAGTTGAGTTAGATGGCAGCTGGTGATTATACAAGAACTACATGGCAAAATGGTGAAGGTGTTGGTCATCCTCCAATTAATGCAGCAAATTTAAATAATATTGAAGCAAAATTATTAGAGATTGATACATTGTTAATCAATGCAGAAAATTATAGATTTGGTTCGTTGAAAAGGTATTTCTGGGCAAGAAATTGCAAAGAAATACATATGTTTGATTATTCAGCTGACTGGACACCTACAGCAGGCACAACAGTTGCAGAAGCTTCAAATCCAGATACTGGGAATGAAGATGTTGCATTCAGTGACAGTGATAATGTAGCAGGAATTATTGAAATGCATGATACATCTATTAGCCTTGATTTAACAGAATTTAATGACGAAGAATCAAGTGGTACAGATGATGTAATTGTTTTGAATGTTGATATCCTTGACCATACTGCATTTTCAGCTGGATTAACTTTACGAATTGGCGAAGACAATCTAAATTATTATAGCTATACATTTGCAATGAATGAATCGGGTAGGGTTACTTTCCAGGCAAAAAAATCAGATTTCGCAACGACTGGAGCACCTGTAGGTGGATGGGGTTTAATTACATACATTAGTTTAGAAACGACAACATTAATCAATAAATTTGGTTTTACGATAACCGGATTATCATTAATGATGTACAGAAATGACCCAGATAATGATGGTCATGGTAACCCATTCCAAATTTATGATGGAAGTGCGTGGAGTAGTTTTTTTGAACAGAATACTGATATGTGGAATCTACATTTTGATCCTAACCTTAATGATTTATGCATACAATTACTAAATGATTCAAATGATACCGATGAATACGACGGATTAAAAGTTAGATCCAATATTATAAATTTTGTTTGGAAAACTATAATGCATTGTCGCTATGATGATTATAGTAGTATTATGACATGGTATATAGATAGTGATAATTACGCTGCTGCATGGATTGATGATGATGACTTTACACTTTTGCTCAATGAAGCTGGCGTACCGCATAGTGAAACATTTACATTAAATACAAGCCTTGATTATGGTGAAAGATTAGAAATAACATTAGAAAAAAATTCTGATACTTTAAGGACAATATTAAAAAAAGGAAATGAAATTGTTAAGGTGTTAGAATATGAAACAAGTATAGACGCTGAGACACAAGGCGATTTATATTTTGGGTATGATGATGTTGGCTTATGTTTTATTCCAGATTTTATGATATCTAATGTGAATAATATGGATTTGGACTCTTGGGATAGGCCAAAAATTGTAGTAAAAAAATACGATGAATCACATGCTTCTACTACTGTATTGCAGAATGATGATGAGTTATATGCTTATTTACCACCAAATGCATATTTTAAAATTGAAGCATTTATACAATATTATAGTGCATCTGCCACACCAGATTTAAAAACTGATTGGGATACAAGCGGAGTATCAAAAGTGTCAAATAAGTGTTATATAGGGCCTGCTACATCTAATGTAAATACATTAGATACAAATATAAATACAGCAACCTATGGGATTGGTGCGGACGTATCCTATGGCGCAGACGGTTCTTTACAATCATTTGCTTACGAAGAATTTTTAATTTACTCAGGAACAAATGGAGGATATGTAAATTTTAGATGGGCACAAAATGTAAGCAATGCAACGGATATGACTGTAAAAGCTGGAAGCCATCTAATAATTACAAAAGTAGACCAGTTACAACAAAATTTATAAGGAGTAAAAATGAAAGATATAAGTTTTATATTTTTATTTATAGGAGTTTGGATAGGATTCTTTTTTGGAGAAATAGACCCATTGCTAACAGCATTAATGATAATTGTCGTAATGGATTATTTTTCAGGGGTAATAAAAGCTGTAATAAACGGAAAATTATCATCAGAAATAGGATACAAAGGAATATTAAAAAAGGTATGCATATTTTTAATTGTTGGCATAGCTAATATTATAGACACTGTATTTATAGGTGATGGAAGTTCTTTTAGAACTGGAACAATATTATTTTATTTAGCCAATGAAGGCATATCTATATTAGAAAATTTTGCAGACATTGGAGTTCCACTGCCAAACCAATTGACTAATGTTTTGAAACAGATTAAAAAAGTTGGAAATAAAGATAATGATTCAAATAAAAAATAAATATGTTATAATATAAAAAACTCTTTTTTGAGTTTTTACTATTATCATACATTTTGTTAAAAAAATATAATTATAATGTATCATTTATTTTCTTCTTTCAAAATAAATGAATACCAAACCCTATTAAATATCAGAGTAGTTTCTACTCTTATTTTTTTGTGCAAATATGAAAATTTGACATTTCAATATAAAAATGTTAGGATATATACAATAATTGTAAATGGAGGGAATAAAAATGAATAATATTGATAATTTAATTGTTTGTTTAGCAATAGTATCCTGCATAATGTTTACAGCATCAGTAATACTTGGTGTATATGTAATAATGATTATAAAGCTTTTTAGGGATGACATTAAGAAAGAAAAAACTTTTGATAAAGAAATGAAAGAAATTTCAGGAAATAGCACAGAAAATAAAAATTGTATGGATGAGATTAAAAAAAGAAACAATTTAAAGGATTTTTTGAGAAGAACATCACTTGAAAAATCTAATATTGATTTTGATTATTCAAGCATAGACACAAAAGAAGAAATCAAGAAAGTTGATCAAGAATATGGCGAAGAAGAAATTGACTTTATTCATGAAAAATTAATTGAAAATGAAAAAGTAGGATTAGATGGAAAAAGTATTAAGGAAGAATTAGAAAGCTTATCCATAGTTAGCTTTGAAAAAGATGATATGCCTTATCAAAGCAAGATTGAACGAAGCATCGAAGAAACAGACACTAACTTATCATTCATTGAAGGCGAACCCACAATAGAAGCAGTCATCGAAGATACCGAAATTATATTTGATACTCCAATTAAAAAACTTAATACAGCAGAGTTTAGAACACTTTCAAAAGATGAACAATTGCAATATGCTCTTAATATTGCAAAAGATAAATATTCTGTTGAAAATTTGCCTGAAGAATTAAAGGAACAATTATATTCTAAGAATTTAGAAAAATTTTGTTCAAATGTATCTGAGTTTTCAGATAATAAAAAGGTAGATGTTGTAAAAGATTCTGATACAGGACGATTTAAATTTGATTTTGAAACTCCTGTAGCCGATATATACAAATGTAGCCATGATAATTATTACAACCAAGGATATCAATTATGAGAGGGCAATTAACCAAAAAAGAAATAATGACAATAATA